TCGGGGCCTTTATTTGCAGCGACCGTGACCCGCAGACTCTTAATCAGCGGGTCGCAGGTTCGATCCCTGCACAGCCCACTTCCTCCGCACCAGACCTCACTTTGCGCTGAGTTTCCCGTTCGCGGGAATTTCTCGCGCTGCCGCGTACCCTCCACCCGTACTTTCGCCCCGGCTTCGGCGTTGCAGGATGCAGCGCCAGACATCGCAACTTTCTGCGCGTCTGAGTCGGCAGCCGTAAGCGCAGGTGGGGGGTCACCCCGCCGCCGGTGGTTCCCCTACCCCTGCCACTGGCGCGGCGTCGGTTGTTCTTCTCCTCTACCGACGCAGGCGGCTGGCCCGGCCTCCCCGGCCAGGGCCAGCCGCCACCCCTTTTCAACAACCCTGCCCGCCGTTCGTCAGGCTGGTCCGCATACCGCGGTCCGGCCTGTCCGTGCGTCGGGCTCGAACGCAGTGAGGTGCGTGCGATGCGAGACGATTCAGTAACGGCCTACGGGCCGCAAGACGAACACGACGAACGTGAGGCCCGAGAGGAAATCACGGTCGATGAAATGCGCGAGTGGGACGAACGCCCGCGCAAGCTGGTCGCCGTCCAGGTGATCGAGAGGCGCGGCGGCCGAGTGGCGAAGTGGGCCATGCTGCGCAAGGCGGCGGTGCTGTGATGCCGTCGGTAGACCAGCGCATCGAGGCTGGATTGTGGGAGCTGCGCGAGCTGGATCGCAAGGCCGAGCAGGCCGAGCTGCAGCGGTTGGACAGCAACGCCACCCGCTTCCGCGTGGACATTCTCTTCACAGACGACGCGGCGACGGAGGTCCAGTTCTTCCGGACTGCGCACTCAGCCGTCAGCTACGCGCACGCGATGCTGCGCAGCGAGGCGCCGGTCCTGGTCGCCTGCATCATCGACAAGACAATGCCGCACCGGCCGGAGTTCGCGCGGAAAGGGGAGGTGTTCAAGTGATGGACCAGCACGCAGTCAACCCAGACATCGCCGCCGCCATCGTGGCAGTGATGGCCGAAGTCCCGAAGCTGAACAAGGACGAGCGCAACCAGCACGGCAACTATAACTTCGCGAGCGTTGACGGATTCCTCTCAGCGATCCGGCCGATCTGCGCGAAGCACGGGCTCTGCGTCCTGACCGACGAGCTGGACACCGAGGTCGCCGGCGGGAACCTGTCCGTGAAGTTCGGGTTCACGCTTATCCACAAGAGCGGCGCCAGCCTCGGCCCGCTGGCGCGCACCGTCCAGGTCAACGCGAAGATGGGCGCGCAGGCATACGGCGCCGCGCAGTCCTACGCGCTGAAGCAGTTCCTCCGCGCGACCTTCCAGGTTGCGACGGGGGACGGCGAAGACGCAGACGCGACCGCGCACAATAACCTGACCGACACCCGGCCGAGGACGCAGGCCAAGCGCAAGCCGCAGACTGACGTTTGCGCCGAGCTGCGCCGCGAGGTGCTGAACGCGGCCAAGGCTTCGATCGGCAGCGACGAAGACGACGAGGCGCGCGAGTTCATCCAGCGTGCGAAGGCTCGGGTCAGTCTCGATGGCGTTGAGTCGAGAGACATGGACGCGACGCAACTTCAGATCCTTCTCGACGCGATCATGGACGGGACGGAGGTGGCGGCATGAGCGAGTTCGCAACCTGCTCCTGCGGCGAGCACTACGGCCGCGTCATTGGCTACACCACCGACCGATTCGGTGGGACGGCCTACGTCACGGATACCTGCTACCAGGCGACGGCCGGGCCGTCTTTCGCGGATCGCATCCGTGCGGAGACGACCGTGGCCGGAGTCTATGTGGACCGGGATGGCTGGTTTACGGCCACCGGCGGCGAGTTGGTCGGCGCCTGGGTGGACTCGCGCGGCGAGGAATCGATGACGCTGGTCGAGTTCGCGTGTCACAGCGAAGCGACCGGCCGGGACATCTACTGCGCCGTTTACTACTTCCTGACCTCGGATGGCCGCATCTACGACGCGCAGGGCTTCGCTCTGACTCGTGAGAAAGCGGTGGCCAAGGTCGAGTCCTTGATTGCTCGGGGGTACTGATGGGTCGCATCCGCACCATCAAGCCCGAGTTCTTCCTGGACGAACGGCTGGCCGATCTGGAACACGAGACGGGGCTCCCCTTGCGCCTGGCGTTCGCGGGGCTCTGGACTCAAGCCGACCGGGAGGGCCGCTTCGAGTGGCGTCCCCGCCGGCTCAAGGCGGCGATCCTGCCATACGACAACGTGGACTTCGGGGCGATCCTCGAAGCGTTGTCGTCGGCGGGATTCGTCGCGCGCTACACCCCGGCTGGGGGGCAGGAACCCGGATTCTTCGGGTGGATTCCTGGCTTCCTCAACCATCAGAGCATCAACCACAAAGAAGCACCTTCAAAGCTGCCGGAACCCCCGCAAGATTGCAGCGGTTTTTCACGCGTAAACCACGCGTGCGGCACGCGTGACGGGAATTCCCGTGGGGAAAGGAAGGGAAAGGAAGGGAAGGGAAGGGAAGGGAAAGGAAGGGAAGGAGTAGCCTCCCGTGCCCCTCGCGTCCCGCAAGTCTCGCAGATCGACCTTCGCCGTGAACTGGCCTCGCTCGACTGTTGGCACCCCAACTCCAACCCGATGGCCGACCAGGAGGCGATCACCGCAGCGATCGACCACGAGCCCGACCTGGCCGTGATCGTCGCCGGTGCCCGCCGCATGGCCGCGTTCCACGAGGCCGAGGACACGCCGGAGAACCGCCGTCCCTCGCTCGCCAACTTCCTGCGGGGCAAGCGGTGGACGCAGCCCTGGACACCGACACCGAGCAAGGCCGAGCAGCGCGAGCTGCGCAACGAAGCTGCCGCCCGTGCGGCGATGGGGCACGCATGAGCAGCACGAACACCGTCATGGCTGCCCTGCTCGCTGCCGGCGTCGCCTACCGCGTCGATGTCACCGAGAAACAGCTCCGGCTTTACGACCGGCTGCTCGCTGACCTGGACCAAGCCCGCGTGGTCAAGGCCATCGGTGAGTGCCTGAAGACCTGCCGGTACTTCCCGACCGTTGCCGAGATCCGGGAGCAGTGCGGCGAGAGCGAAGCGGCTGCGATCGAGACGGCGTGGCAGCGCGTAAAGGCGGCGATCGGCTGCCACGGCCTGCGACCGCAACTCACCCCGGCCGAGAACGAAGCGGCCCGCCTGCTCGGCGGCTGGTCGATGCTCGGGGCGATCGAAGAAGCATGGCTCGACGTGCGGCTCCGGGCTCGATTCGCGGACGTTTACCAACCGACCGCCAGAGCTGCGGAGATCGACCGACAGCTCGGGTTCGCTGACCTGGAGCGACTGACGTGAAGACGATTCTCGAAGACATGGGCGACGGCGTGGTTGCGCGCATCGCGCGAGCGACCTGCGCGAAGATGCAGGAAATCCGCAACGCGGAAGGTCTCCAGGCCGCCGAGGTCTGGTTCCACGGGCAGAAGAACCTGGTCGAGAACGGCACGACCCCGGCCTGGATGCGCGACGCGATGGAGTCGGACCAGTGACCCCGCGCCAGCAACACAACCGCCTGCGGCAGGCCTACGAGATCCTCGTGGAGATCGCCGCCCTGCAGAACAAGGGCTTCCGTGGCTGCGGCTGCACCTGCTGCGACGGGAAGATTTGGGACAACTACGAGCAGCATCAGGCGCACGAGCACCTGCGGATCGCTGCCCAAGAGATCAACGCCGCAGACCGGATGATCGGCAACTGCGGGTTCGAAGTGGTGATTTACCGATGAGACAGCGCAACGTCGAAATCCAGCGGCGGTTCTCTGCCGCGATGAAAGCCGCCGATATGTCGCTGACTGAGTTGGCGCGAGCGGTGGAAATGCCGGTGCCCCACCTGAGCCAGATTCGCAACGGGTGGGTCGTGCCGCTGACGCCGACCGGGCTGAAGATCGCCGCGGGGCTGAAGACTGACGCGGCGAATCTCTGGGGCGAGGTCACGCGATGAACGGCCGCGCCTTCGTCATCGCCGTCGGCGGCGTGGTCCTGGCGCACGAGGCTTTCCTCGCGCTGGCTTCATGGTGGGTCGGCTGATGGCGCAGTCCACACCATCCCATCGACGGACTGGACTGGTCCGAATCCTGAACGATCGCGGCATGACTGAGGCCGACCTGGCGCGGATCACAGGGATCGCGCAGAGCCGGATCAACCGGATCAAAAACGGCCGCGTCTGCCCCAGGGTCGCGACCGCCCTGCATATCGCTGCCGTCCTCGGCTGCACCGTCGAGGATTGCTTCGCTGACGCCTGGATGTCGCCGCGAGGAAAGGAGGCCAGCCGTGCCGCGTGACGCATACACCGGCCGAGCCCTGCCCGGCAGCATCCCGGATCTATTCAACCAGGTGCGCGAGCCTGCCCACCGCCACGATCCTCCGGCAGCGAAGGACGCCGCCGCCCGCGTGGATACGAAGGGCCGAGCGATGGCTGCCGCTGAAGCGGTGCGCGTCCTGATCGAGCGGTGGGGCGAGCCTCCCACGGCTTGCGAGGTAGGGGCCGAGCTTTACGGCCCGGCACGCACGGACGGGGAGCGCATCACTCGAACCATCAACGCCCGCAAAGCTCTGAGCGACACGCTCATCACCAAGCCCTTCCCGCTCTGCCGCCACGCTGGCCGCCGCAAGGGGCGGGTCGATGGCAAGGTCACGACGACCTACGAGCCCTGCCGATGATGCTGCGAAACAAGAATCCTATGGAGGTCATCCTGTGAGTACGTTGCCGCTGTTTGCTGAGCAAGAAACTGGGGGCGCTGACGAGATCGTCGGAGCCGTTGCGAGGGAGCTCGAGCACATGTCGTTGGGCCAGAAGGTCGAGTTCCTGAATACCCTCAAACGCGGAATTCACGAGCTGAGCCCCTTCTCTACGGAACCCGTCGATTGCGTGTTGTGGGTTCCTGCGGACGAGGTTCGAGCGAACGACTACAACCCGAACAGTGTCGCGCCGCCCGAAATGAAACTCCTGGCGCGCAGCATCCAGGCCGATGGGTACACGCAGCCGATCGTCGCGTGGCCTGCCGGAGAAGGCTTCGAGGTTGTCGATGGATTCCACCGCAACCGTGTTGGCAAGGAAGTCTCGGCAGTCAGGAAGCGCGTGCAGGGATACTTGCCGGTGACGGTAATGCGCGACGATCGCACCGGCCGAAACGACAGGATTGCCGCGACGATTCGCCACAATCGCGCTCGAGGCAAGCACAAAGTCGAGGCGATGTCGGACATCGTGGTCGAGCTCAAGCGCCGCAACTGGACAGACGAACGGATAGGAAACGAGCTCGGCATGGACCCAGACGAGGTGCTGCGGCTCTGCCAAATCACGGGGCTTGCAGAGCTTTTTGCGGACCAGGATTTCAGCAGCGCCTGGGAGCTGGACGACGTGACGGAAGACGAAGTGGAGCTCGAATCGTGACCCGCGTTTTTCACACCTGGGACAAGTGGGAGTGCTACCCGGCAGGGTTCTACGAGAACAAGGCCCCTGGCATGTCCGACGACGAAGCGGTGCTGGCATACGCCGATTTCCTGCGCGACAGCGAGCGGTTCCGGGCGGCAGCTCGCCGTGTGCTCAAGGAATGGCCCAACAGCACCGAGCATTATCTGACGAACGAGAACATGAACCGGCTGGCTTGGATCGGTCAGGCGGCAATGTGCATCGAGACAGGCGTGCCGGCCGGGTTCCGTACCGGGTTCCACCGATTGTCCGAGGCGGAACAAGAGAAGGCGGACGCCGTGGCGCTGGATGTCTTAAACGAGTGGCTGGTCTCGGTTGGAGAGCCGACCTTGACGATGGACGATGCGCGGAGTCGCACGAAGGCCAACCTATACTGATGGGACGCAAGAAATACAGGGAGCAATCGGTATTGAGCGCCGCGCAGGATCGAGTAGCGCGGACGTTCGATGATTTCGAGCGGGTCTACGTCAGCTTCTCGGGGGGCAAGGATAGCACGGTGATGCTCCACCTCGTGGGGCAAGAAGCCCGGCGCCGTGGCCGGCGGTTTGGCCTGCTGATTATCGACCTCGAGGCTCAATATTCCGCGACGATGGAACACGTCGAAGCGATGGTGTCGGAGTACGAAGACATTGCCGATGTTTTCTGGGTCTGCCTCCCCATGCTCCTGCGCAACGCGGTGACGCAGTTCGAGCCGCGTTGGTGTTGCTGGGACCCCGAGGTCGCCGGTGCCTGGGTTCGCCAGCCGCCCGATCGGCCGGGGGTTGTGACTGACCCGGAGTTTTTCGACTTCTTCGTGCCTCGCATGGAGTTCGAGGAATTCATGGTGCTGTTCGGGGTTTGGTACGGAGCAGGGACGCCGGCGGCGGCGTTCGTCGGGATTCGCTGCGACGAAAGCCTGAACAGATTCAGGACCATCGCGAGCGCCAGCAAAGAGACGCACCGTGGCCTGCGATGGACGACCCAGGTCGAGGATGGGCTGTTCAACGTCTATCCAATCTACGACTGGCGCACGAGCGACATATGGGTCTTCCACGCCAAACACCCCGAGTGCAGGCACAACCGGCTTTATGACCTGATGCACCTCGCTGGACTGACCCCGCACCAGATGAGGATTTGTCAGCCTTACGGCGACGACCAGCGCCGTGGCTTATGGCTCTACCACCTACTCGAGCCGCAGACTTGGGCGAAGGTTGTCGCTCGCGTGAACGGAGCCAACAGCGGCGCGCTCTACATTGAGGAAACCGGGAACGTCACCGGCTATCGAGCGATCAGTAAGCCGGACGGCCACACCTGGGAGTCATTCTGCAAACTCCTGATTGCGTCGCTGCCGGCCCCAACTCGCGAGCATTATCAGGCGAAGTTCCGAGGATTCATCGCGGCATGGAAGCGGCGCGGATACGTCGATGGAATCCCTGACGAGGCCCCCGCTGTGCTCGAAAACAAGATGTGGGCGCCATCGTGGCGGAGGCTCTGCAAGGTGCTTCTCCGCAATGACTGGTGGTGCAAGGGGCTCGGCCTGACGCAACCAAAGAGCGAAGCCTATGGCCGCTACCTCGATATGAAAAAGAGGAAAGCCGCGTGATCGTCGTCACCGACACGGTAGCCGCCGCCAGAGAGCGCCGAGACGCTCGACTGGCAGCCAAGGCCAAGCCGCGCACGAAGATGCGGCTACGGCGGCGTATGAGCGCGAGACGGCGCGAGAGAAGCGATCCGGCGTATCTCCGCGCCATCCATGGCCTGCCGTGCCTTGTCTGCGGCAAGCCCGGCGAGGCCCACCACGAGCCGCCGAAGGGCATGGGCGGCGGGGGGGACTGGCACGACCGGAAGACCGTCCCGCTCTGCGACGAGCACCACAAGGCCGGACGCGACTCCCGGCACCGTCTCGGCCTGGCTGCCTTCGAGGCTGCCCACGGCCTGAACCTCGAGGACGAGATTGCCCGGCTCCAGGAGGCCCACGGATGAGACGCGA